TTCCAAGTTTACAAGAACCCATATATGGTTGAAAACGTAATCTTGGTTGGTTTCCGTGGAAATAACTTCCTCGAAACTGGTGCAGTTTATGCTCCATATATCCCACTCGTACAAACCCCATTGGTATACGATCCAATTAACTTCACACCACGTCGTGGAGTATTGACTCGTTATGCTAAGAAGGTAATCCGCCCAGAGTTTTATGGAAAAGTATATATTGGCGATCTTGACCAAGTATAATCCGTAACGAGTAATTAATTAAAAACGAACCCACGGTAGAAATACCGTGGGTTTTTTATTTTTATTATTCTATTTATTATCATATGAAATTATCTGACATCGTTGAAAATATTGTTCATCCAGCAGAACCTATGAAACTAGTTAAAGAGGTTGCTGTTAGTCCAAATTTAAAATATCATTTGGAACGTAATTTAACACTTGAAGAATGTGTATTTCGTCATTATAGCGAAGCATACTTTGCATTAATTGCAGAAGTTCGAAAATTATATAATGAAGATGCAATTGAATTAAATGAATATGATGCAGATATTGTTGAAAGTGATTTGGGTGAAACTGCAATGTATGAAGGTCGTGAAGTTTATTTGGATGCTCCTATTGAAGAAGATGTTGATGAAGAACTAATCAATGAAGCAAAGCATCGTGGTAAGAATGTTAAATTAAATCGTCCATTTAGAACTCCCGGTGGACCTAAGAAATTTGCTGTATATGTAAAGAGTAAAGCTGGTAAAATTAAAAAGGTAACATTTGGTGATCCGAAAATGCGTGTTCGTGCAAGTAGTAAAGCTCGCCGCAAGAGTTTTAGTGCTCGTCACAAATGTAGTCAAAAGAAAGACCGCACAACAGCAGGATATTGGAGTTGCCGTAGTCATCGTGTTCGTAGTTTGGGAACAAAGAGTAAAGGTCGTTATTGGTAAATCCCATATGATTAAATTAAAATCATTATTGTTAGAAAATGAATGGCCAAGTATCATCTTAAATGATCGCTATACTTGGTATCATGGCCGTACAGTTGATAGTGATATATTTTCGTATGATTATCTTGGTGGCCGTGATGCTCTCAATCAAGAAGGTCCGGGATTTTATTTTACAAATAGTTTTGAAAATGCAAAAAGATATGCATCTCCTAATGGTATAATATTAAAATGTAAAGTTGATTACAAAAAATTAATTAATAAAAGCGATACATCCAATACTCAAACAAACAAAAAAGTTATAATTGATTTGATTAATAGTAGTCCAGATAGAGATTATACATTGGAAAACTTTGATGAAAATCCAAAAGTGGCAATGCTCAAAGCTGTTAATGCATATTTAACACATAAAAATGCACATGATGCATATCAAATGATTGCGAATGATTTTTACAAGTACAAATCAAAAGAATATTTGCAAGTATTGTCAAAATATTATGATGCACAACTTACAAAACACGATAATACTTTTTATGGATCTACAATTTATCATTTAATTGTATATAATCCTTCTATTATTACTGTCTTGGATAAATTTAAATTATGAAATTACCTTTCATCGAAACTTCATTGGGTAATAACCAATATCTTCGTGAATTTGTTGCAGATTCTAATCGTGATGTTATTGAAGAATGGCATCGTGATCATGAAGATCGTATAGTTGAAGTAGTTGAAAATACAGATTGGTTATTGCAAATGGATAATGAGTTACCACAATTGTTAGAGGGAAAATATTATATTTCAAAAGAAAGTTATCATAGAGTTATAACTGGAACAGGTAAATTGGTTGTAAAATTAACTAAACTGATATGATTAAATTAAAAGATATATTATTTTTGAATGAAGATCAACGTTCTAGCAACAATATTGGTTATCATCGTGGCGATGGTGGTGTAGCCAGTGATACTACTTTTAAAAGAATGGATGCTGGACGATCAACTGGACATTTTGGAACGGGTACGTATTTTTGCGGTACACCGGATAAAATATCCGGTAGAAGTGATCGTCCGTTATTAAAATTAGATTTATCAAATTTAAATTTGGCTACACCAGATGATCCGATAAAACTTCACAATGCATTGCGAGAATTTAATAAACTAGTTTATAGACAAACTCCGATAAAATGGGATATTTTAGCAGATGCACATCATGTTTCATTTGCACTTCGAATAGAACTTGGATTTGGTAAATTTTCTGATGATGATATAAAACAAGCAATTATAAAAATATATAATTTATTTAAAACAAGAAAAAATGACAATTTTAAATCACCATCTACATATTTGATGCAGGAACTTGGATATGATGGAATAGATGTTAGATTTACAGAAGCCGATAATACTTATTATGGAAGTGTTATTTATCCCAATGCTAAAGTTAAGATTGTTTGATAATTAAGACAAAAATTAATATTTATAATATATGCCAAATGCAAATATAGATCAAGATAGAGTAAGATGGCCGGGAAGTGGCAGTGCTGTTAATACCGGCAGTGTTCCTTATGGATTTTATTTGAATGAAAGCGCAACCACAGGTAGTGTTGGTTATTTTGAATATGATTGTCAAGCTGCTGCTGGATGGGCAGCTAAACGATTGGGTTATCCAATTGTTGACATAGAAATGATTGATGTCAATTTTTATGCATGTTTTGAAGAAGCTGTAAGTGAATATGGTGCTCAAGTGAATCAATTTAACATTCGTAACAACATGTTAAATTTACAAGGATTGCCGGTTTCAAATGCGCCAAATATTACAGGTATAAATGTAAAAGGTAGTGGATTGCCTTTTATTGTTGAATTATCTAAACAATATGGCAGTGAAGTTGGTGTTGGTGGATATGTAGAAGCTAAGAAATATGGAATTGCTGTTACAAGTAGCGTTCAAACATATGATTTGCAAAATTTGATTGGCACAGGCGTAGAGAGTGGTAGTAGAGTTGAAATTCGTAGAGTATTTCATGGGCCTCCACCTGCATTTGCTCGTATATATGATCCATTTAGTATGACTGGTATGAGTTATAGTAACGTATTAAATGAAATGGGATTTGCTGGTTATAGTCCTGCCACACAATTTTTAATGACTCCCATTTTTGAAGATTTGCTACGTGGTCAAGCAATTGAATTTAACGACATGGTACGTAAAAGCGGATATAGTTTTGAAATTATCAACAATAAATTGAAATTATTTCCAATTCCAACATACGATCATAATGTTTATGTTGAATATGTTGTAGAAAAAGATAAATACAATACATCGTCATTATTTAGCAGTGGTAGTAATTATGATGTGGTTAGTGATTATAGTAATGCGCCTTATCAAAATGTTGTTTACAAGAGTATTAATGCGGTTGGTAAACAGTGGATAAGAAAATATTTCTTGGCATTGTGCAAAGAAACACTTGGTCGAATTTTGCAAAAATATACAACCGTTCCTATTCCGGGTGGAGAAGTAACGTTAGATGGTGCTGAATTACGAAGTGAAGCAACTGCCGAAAAAGAAGTATTAATGACACAATTACGTGAAAATCTTGAAGCCAGTGGTCGAGCCGCACAAATGGAAGCAAAAGCAACCGAAGCCGACAAAATTCAAGAAACTCTTCGTAAAACACCATTATTAATTTATATTGGATAATAATTTATGAGTTTATTTGGAAGATATTTTAGTGAAAGAGATTTACAATTTATTAATTCTGTGAATGCAGAATTGACAAGAGATATTATTCAAACACTCATTGTTTGTTTTAAAATCGCTGGAGGTGTCACCAAAACAAACATGTATGGTGAAAGTAGTCCAAGTGAAGGAAAAAGCTTTTACGATGGTATTGAATTGGTAGCATTAATTGAACGCAGTGATCCTACTACAGATGATGAGGGCTTTGGTCCTGATCGTGATCAAAGTGTAGTATTTAAATTGCGAGAAAATACATGTGCTGATGCAAATTATTTTCCAGAAGTAGGTGATTTAATTTTATTTAATAATCGTTATCATGAAATAAATAACGTTGTTCAAGAACAATTTTTAGGTGGTCAAAGTGACAAGAGTCACAGTTTTATATGTAATACTCATTATAGTCGTTTGAGTAAGTTAAATATCATTGAAAGACAATAATTATGTCATGGCGTGGTGATACATCAAATCCAGTTCCTTCAAACGTTGATGAAACGAAGAAGAATCCTTATTTTACAAATCAACAAAATAAGGCGATGGACGTTCGTAGAGATAAAGATACACGAAAAAATTTCACAATTACACTATTAGACGTTGATAATGCGTTAATGGAATATTTACAAAACGTTGTAAATCCAACAGTTGTAGACGCAGGTGCAAATGTTAAAGTTCCTATTTTATATGGCAATCCTGAAAGATGGAAAGCTATTCAAAATGACGGATATTACCGTGATATAAATGGTAAAATACAGTTGCCAGCAATTATGTTTAAACGCAGTTCATTTAGTAAAAATGAAAACTTACAAACATTTAATCGTTATTTAACATATCCTGTAATGACTAAATTTAGCGAAAAAAACCAATATACTAAATTTAGTTTGTTAAACGATACCGTCGCTCCGGTTAATCAAATTCATGCTGTTACTTTGCCGGATCACGTCAAAGTTGAATATGAGTTCATGGTGTGGACCGAATATGTAGAACAAATGAACAGTATTCTTGAAAAAATTAATTTTGCAAGTGAAGATTATTGGGGTGATCCTCAAAGATTTAAATTTCGTGTAACTATTAACGATTACACACATACTACTGAAGTGTCTAGCGATAAAGATCGCATGGTTCGTACTTCATTTTCGTTGAGTTTATTTGCATATTTATTGCCAGAAAGTTTTGAAGATCGCAAATCAACTGTGCAGAAACTGCTGACTCCAAAAAAGATTAGTATTACTGCCGAAGTTGTAAATGGTGTTGAAATGGCAGCCGCAAATAAGAAAGTAAAAACAAATTCATATAGTAATCCAAGCAATCCTTATTATGATATTAACCCAATGTCGGCTAATACTGATGCATGGAGATTTCCAAAACCAACAATTGTTACTGAAAAATCTACTGTTGAAGGAGGACAATTGACAGAACAAATTCGTCAAAGTTACGCTGCATTAATTCAACAAACTATAAATTTAGTAGTTACTGGAAGTTCAAGTGGCAGCGCCAATATTTGGCATAATCCACCAACTGCTCCTAATGATTATGGTCAAGAAGGGTGGATGGCATATGATGGTGATTATCATTATATATACGTCGGTGGCAGATGGAGAAGACAAGCAATTGCAGATTTTGAATAAATTACAAGTTAAATAGTATAAATTAATTATTTTTTTGTTAAAAAAAATATATTTATAATAAGATACTAACAAAGACTAATATATTATGCCATATCCAAATACAAATCCTCACGTTATAGTAATTTCACAAACAAGTGGAAGTACAGTGAGCGGACAATATCCTTTCATAGAACGTCAAATCAGCGGCAGTAATTTGTTTTTAGTAACAGATTCAAGCGGTAATTTGACAGGTAGTACAAGCATTCCCGGTGGAAGCTTTACCAATCTAACTGTTACAGGAGCATTAACCGCTAGTATTATTAGCGCAAGTAATGCAATAACTGCGGCGGCAATTACGTCTGGACCTATTACTGCAAGTAACATAAGTGCCAGTGGATTTATTACTGCAAGTAACTTAAATGTTGCTACAAGCATTGTTGTAGGATCTTCGGTAACAATTGGACAAAATTTGACAGTCGGTGCCGTTGCTACATTTACTGGTCCTATTACAGCAAGCGGTAATATTAGTGCCAGTGGATATATAAGTTCAAGTAACTTTGTTGGTACACTTGTTGGTCCACATACTGGTAGTACATTTGGTACAAGTAGTTGGGCACAAAGTGCAAGTAATGCCATCACCGCACAAACTGCATCGTTCTTACCATTAGGCACATACAGTATAACTAGTAGCTGGGCAACAAATGCACTTACAGCAAGCAATTTGGTTCCAATAAATAGTTATCTTGTTGCAAACTTAAGCGCAAGTTCTGGGCTTAGTGCAAGTAATGTCAGCGCAAGCGGTCTTTTTGTAAATAATAATATCAATTTCAGAGAGCTTATGAACACTGGTTCGTTGACACCAGATGTTTATATCACAGCAAGTGCAGTTACACAATCAAATATAACTGTACAAATTGATTCGGTAGTTTCAACTGGTAGTGCATATGCTTTGGTATTAAATGCTAGTTCGTCAACAGTTGGTATTGCGTATGCATTAAGTGCAAGTAGTGGTTTAATTGTTGGTACAGGATTTAGCGGCAGTTCGTTTAGCGGTAGTTCGTTTACAGGAAGCATTACTGGTCAAACGTTGACAATGACGGGTAATTCAATATTTAGTGGTCCTATTACCGCAAGTAATATTAGTTCAAGTTTGATTACTGCAAGTAATTTGTTTGTCGGTACAAGTATTGGTGTAGGTAGTTCTGTAACTGTTGGACAAAACTTATCAGTGGGCGCTAATTTTAGTGCAAGCGGTAATGTAAGTGGTAGTAATGGCTGGTTTAACAACTTAGCTGTGGCAGGAACAATTACAGGTTCGATTAGTGGTAGTATTACAAACGCAAATAGTGCAAGTATCGCTCCAAACAATAGTACTGCGACATTACAATATATTACATTTGTTGATGGTACTGGAAACCGTCCATTGTATGTTGATCAAGACAGTTTAACATGGCAACCAAGTACAAACACATTAAGCTCAAGTGGTAATATAGGCGCTGTTAATTATACAGGATCTCGTATAACATTAAGTGGCGGTGCAGGTAGTAGTACTGCTGTAGGAACACAAGGTATTTTGGCATCAAATGGTATAGGTGTTAGTGGTAATAGTTATTTTAACGGTGATGTTGGTATTGGTACAACGTTAACTGTTGGTGGAAATATTTCTGGTAGCAGTGCGTTTTGGTTAAGTGGAAATGCTACATTGGCAGGAAATTCTGCAACTGTCACTCATACCGGCACTGGTAATTTAACAATTTCTTCAAATGCTGGCAATGTCTTGATAGAAGGTTCAACATTTAATGGAAATGATGTGACTGTTCCGGGAGATGTTGCTATAAATGGTGGTGATTTAACTACAACTGCAACGACGTTTAATTTATTAGCCGGTGCAACTACTACAATTGCAATTGGTGCAGCTACTACAACTGCTTCACATGCTGGTATTATCGATGTAACGAATGGTACCGTTGCTACAATTGCAGGTGCAGGCTCGATTGCCACAGATGGCGGTGTTTATATTGGTAAAAATTTAATTGTTAGTGGTAGTACAACATTGTATGGTGACGTAACAATGTTTGGAACAGGATCAATTATTAATATTAGTAGTAGCAATATTATTATTGGAGATAATCGTATTCAATTGAATGCATGGAATACTGGTGGTCCACAACGCTACGGTGGTGTTGATATATTTGATAGTGGTAGCAGTGCCGCAGTTACAAGTTCCATCTTGTGGGATAGTTTGAATAACTACTGGTTGTTGCAAACAAATCAAAGTGGTTCTAGTCCGGTTGTAACAAGTAGTGCAATTATTTTGCAAGGTCCAACAAGTAGCTTTGGCAGTGAATTTTTATTAACTGTAAATAACTTCTTAAAAGTTCAAACTACAACGGGTAATATGATTACTTCAAGTTTGAGTGAAGTTGGAAATATATTGCAATATGCAGGTACTATTAGCGCAAGTGTTGTAAGTGGTAGTACAATATTTGGTGCAACTGGATCATTTATTAATTTGGCAGTGGTAACAGGTAGTGCTCCAAATACAGGTTCTCAAGTACCAACTTCTCCAAGTGCTGCTGGTCTTCCGGGACAAATTGAAGTTGATAATAACTTTATTTACGTATACACAAATAATTTGTGGAAACGCACTGCATTGAATGTTTGGTCGGCATAATTATTAGTAAACACATAACCCCGATATGTTTTTAATGCATATCGGGGTTTTTATATTTACATAAATGTTATTTTTTAGATATTTATAATCATATCTATTTAAAGTATGCCTATTGGATCTACAGTTGTTTATAATGCAGGTGATCTTATCTTATCTACAGTAAGCTCATCCGGTAATACATTTCAAGAGAATAAAATTGCGGCTGCAACAAGTAGCATTATTTTGTTTAATTCAAATGGGCTTATAAGCTCACAATCGTTAAGTTCGACAACAGTTGGTACGGCAAGTGTATCAACAACTGCAAGTTATCTTGTTCCAACAAACAGCTATCAATTATCAAATTTAACTGCAAGTAATATTATATCAATAGGTGCAGGCTCGCAATTTCATAATATTTATTTACAAAAGCCATTAGTAGTCGGATCTAATTATCATAGACTTCATCTTGGAACAAGATGGTATTTTGATACAACTGCAAATGTTTGGACATCTTCAGTTCAGCCAAATGTAGACAATCCAGATTGGACAGCTATAGACTCAATGGCAACATATTTGAGTTTCAAAGTTGGAAGTGTTACTGGAAGCACTACATCATTAACCACGTCAAGTTATGATGCAAGTGAACGTTTCCGAATCACAACAGGTGGAGCAATTTTATCAACAAGTGGATCCGATACTGAATTAAGAATTGTAAATAACGACAATGCTAATGATCCTAAAATAACATTTTATAGCGCATCCACTGCACAATGGGTAGTCGGTGTAGATGATAGTGATAATAATAAATTTAAAATCAATCAAGACTCATTATTAAATGCAAGTAATGTTATTACACTTGATACCGGAAGTAACGTTGGTATTGGTACAACAAATCCTTTATACAAATTACATGTTGTTTCTGGTCCAGTAAATTTTAATTCCGGTTCTGTATTAAATCCTATAACTGTTGCTACAAACACACAAATTTCAGGATCGGGAACTCTATTATATCATCCAAATATAATTGGATATAACGTTGTTGGAAGTGTTAGTGGATCTCCTGTAATTCATACCGGTATTTCTCGAACCGCGAACGAAATGTTTCGTATTGATGTCAAGGGATATAATTACGGATCTAGTTTGGTAACTGATTTCACTATTGTTGGTTATGCATATAGTGGAAGTAATGGTAATATAGACAATACTGCTGGATCAGTGATCCAATATTCATTGGTTGATAAAGGCAACGACTTTTTGCCAAAATGGATTGGTGTAGATGGCAATAATAAAATTGCAATTACATTTGGTTACACAAGTTCAATTTATTATTTTAATAAATTTTCTGTGGATTATTATAGTTATTCT